CAGTTGAGGTCATTCACTGAGGGGATGGAGCTAGGCTGGAATGAATTATACTACCGCCGATGTTCCCTCCCCCTAGCCGACGATGTGGATTCAATACGCACCCATATTGAGGACATCCGAGCCGATTATATCATTATTGATTCCGCTTCTATGGCGGCCGGTGGCGACCTGAACCACATGGATGTAGCTACCAACTACCTCAGAGCCTTACGCCAACTGAATCTCACGTCAATATCTCTAGCCCACACTAATAAGAACCGGGAGAGCAAAGACAAGACTATTCTCGGCTCAGTTTTGTTTGAAGCTGGTGCTCGCTCCGTCTGGGAAATCCGAGGACAAGAGGATGACGATTGCTTCGACATAGCTCTGTTCCACCGCAAGTCGAACCTTACTAAGAAGTCTCAACCACTTGGCTATAGAATTTCTTACCTACCTAATGGCAATACTATTGAGTGGCACGATTCAAAGAGTGTTCCGGAGTTTGTCGAGCGAATGAATAATAGCCAACGTATTTTAATCTCCTTAAAAGATGGGGCGAAAACTCACGATGAACTGGTTAAATTACTCGGAATCCCATCATCTTCACTATACGTTACTACCCAAAGATTGAAGAAATCTAAGAACATTATTAAGGTGTTAGATAAATGGTCGTTAGTTTCTCATTTTGAAGCTAATCTAACAATCTAACAGTGTTATATAACAGTTATATCTAACAATCTAACACATTCCCCCCCCTTTATATAGGGGGGATGTTAGATTGGAATGTTATATTAAAGAAAAGTACCAAAAGAACCCCCACCCTCTATTTTGTATCCTCTCTTGACTTTATACTTTATGTTGTGGTATACAAACCTTGATGACTACTAAAAGCGCTACCTCAGATGTTCCTAATCCGTCATTGAATCGTGCCGGTAATAAGCGTGGGATGCATCCCGCTTGTCGAAAAAACCTTAACCCAGCTAAGCCTGGTGAACAACGCCACAAAGGGAATCCCTATCCAATTACCGCACAATTAAGGGACTTGCTCCGTGACCCAAAAGTAGCTCGTAATGTTGCCGAGACGATGCTGTTGGTAGCACAATTACCGAATTCAAAAAGTTACGCCCCAACACTTAAAGAACTTCTCGACCGCACCGAGGGCAAAGTGCCGGGCGACCAACCAATCATCAATAACTTTATCCAGATAAAAGAGGTTGAGATACGTCTAAGTGGTAACGGCAGTTAGGGCAGCACCATACCGAGAGATAACGCCAGAGGGGAAGTATATCCTCAACCTTCACCCTGGACAAAGTAAGGCGTGGCAATGCAAAGCCCGCTTCCCTGTTATCTCGGCTGGCACACAATGGGGTAAAACGTGCTTTGAGCCAGACTGGCTGAGGCGGGAGATAGTAAACTGCGGGGAAGGTGATTACCTTGCTGTTACAGCGACATTTCCCCTACTAGAACTCAAGCTACTGCCGGAGTTCATTTACGTTTTTGACACCGCTTTCCATCTTGGAGAATATAAGGACGCAAAACACTGCATCCAATTCCATCACGTCCCCGGCGGAACTAACGGGCAAGTAAAGGTCATTGACAACACCCGTATCATCTTTGGTTCAGCGACACACCCTGAATCATTAGAGTCAGCAACCGCTAAAGCTGCAGTGATGGATGAGGCAGGGCAAAAGCAATTCCTTCTCGGCACCTGGGAGGCTGTCCAGCGCCGTCTCTCATTGGCTCAGGGCAGATGTTTGTTTGGTACGACACTCTACAATTCCGGGTGGTTTATCAATGAGGTTTATGACCTGGCTCTCAGGGGAGAGGGTGGGTTCGAGCTTATACAAGGTGATAGCATTCAAAACCCAGTATTCCCACGGGAAGAATACGAAAGGGCGATGCAAACCTTACCGGCATGGAAGTTCTCGATGTTCTACAAGGGGAAGTTTATCCGCCCTGCTGGTCTGGTCTACGACAGCTTTGACCCTGCATCAAGTAAGGTTGCCCGTTTTGAGATACCCAAAACCTGGCTCATTTATGTGGGGCACGACTTCGGCAGTGCCAATCCTGCAGCGATGTTTTATGCACAAGACCCGGCAACGGGTATCTTTTATGCCTATTATGAGTATCTACCAGGGCAAGGGAAGTCAACCTATGAGCATGTTGAGGAGTTCAAGAGGATAACTCAGGGGTATAATGTGGTCAATCGAGTGGGCGGCAACCTCACAAGTGAGGATGGTTGGCGGAACGATTATACCTCTCACGGCTGGCATATACAGCCACCTAAACTAACGATGAAGCGGGTAGAGCAGCAGATACAGGCGGTCTACTCCTTGCATAAACTAAACAAAATCAAGGTGTTTTCTGACCTGCATAACTATCTTGACGAGAAGCTGTCATTTAGTTACGAGCTTGACGAGAAGTATCAGCCGACAGACAAGTTGGAGAACGAGCAAAAGTATCACCTGCTGGCTGCGGAACGGACATTGTTATCCAGCTTTACACCGGAGACAGTCGTTAAACCAGCCCACAGGGAAGCGGTAACATTCGCACCTAAATGGTAGGTTTGAGGTAAGAATTATGGCAGACGAAGTAAAAGAGAAAGCAACCCCGCAATATTCTCTGGATGATGTTCAGGTTCACATTAAGCTTTTGGAGAAGCGGAAAACAGCACAGCAGCCATTGCGTGACCAGATTGAGAACGACTACGGGCTGATTAGTTTGGTGCAGGCCGATGAGATGGGTCTGGTCAATGGCAGGTGGGAAATCTTTACTGGTAACGACCCTTTGACACTGACTACCTCCTATGTTCGTGCTCTGGCTGATGCAAAACTCCATCGTTGGATTGAGCCGTTATCTACGGAAGAGGGCAAACGTAAGAGCAAAATCAGGTCAATGACTGAGCACTTGGTGGATGCGGTCAGGTGGCAGTCAGACCAGGATGCGGAGGCATTGCCGTCTGGTAAGCCAACGCAGGACTCCGAGGCGTCAGTGGCTTGTGAGGAAGGCGGTGTAATAGCCCTGTGTGTCCTGTGGGAAGAAAAGCAAGAGGATGGCACTTACAAACTGTGCGGTGATTTGCGTGTGGAGTCTGCCCTTAACTGTTATTGGATTGAGGACGAGGGTGGTATACCCTGGGTTTGCTTCCAAAGAGAAGAAAGTAAAGAAGCGATTAAACAGAAATATGGCATTGACGTAGCAGGTGATAGTTCCACCCCCTCATCCGTTGCTGCTGGCGAAAACCTTGTGATAGTCAATGATGTGTGGACGGCGGAAGGGGAGCGGGAGTTCTGTGGCACCGAATGGTTGGGAGAGGTTAAGGTTCACGGGGACGCAGAAAATGGCGGGTTGGGTTATGTTCCGGTGCGTGTATTGACAGTAGGCTCGAAGCCATACAAACGTAGCTCCAAGTTCCCCCAGGCAATGATAGATAGCTGGCAGCCTGTTATCGGGCCAGCCAGAAACTTATACAAAGAATACAACAGGGTAATGAGTGCCATCAAGACTGGCGGGTATTTGGAAGTCAAGCCACCGAAGAAACTCATCTATAACAGTGCCAATGGGGGGGAGCCTCTTGCACTCAGAAAGGATGCTCTCGTTGCAGGTGGGGAAATAAATGTAGATGAGAATCAAGGGCACGACGTAGAGCTAATGCCTACCCATGTTGAGTTACCCTTACTGTTTCAGGAGCTAATTGAGATTAAGAGGCTGATATCACTGGCTGGTAGACCACCGATTGCTGATGGCATAACCGATACGGTTCAAACAGCATCAGGCACAGACCAACTCATCGAAGCATCGAAGAAAGCCCTAAGACCTTATCTCTCTTTGATGAATAAACTAGAGACGTGGAGAGCCGAGGAAATCGTCAAGCAATATAAAAATGGTGGGTTTGGCGAGACTTCGCTGTCAGGCTATGAGCCGAATGGCAAGAGGTTTGAGATACTGGTTAAGCCCGGTGAGATTAACGAGAATGAGCATTTTAGAGCGGAGTATAGCCTTGACCTGCAACGGGATGAGATGGGCGAACTGGCTCTGGTGGAGAAGAAGTTGCAGTTAGGCTTGCTTGACCAGAGAGGGGGAATAGAAGAACTAGGCGGAGACCCTGACCTGATAATAGCAGCGATAGAGAGGCAGCAGGTAGAGATGGTGCTTGGTATGCCATTCCGAAATGTTCTTCACGAATTACAGACGGATAGCAAAGGAAATTTTGACCCTGTTAAAGCGAAGGAAAATGAGGTGATGATTGAACTTCTTAAACTCAAACTGGGCGAGACACAACCACCGCCAGCACCTGAGCAGCAGGGAGCGGATATAATCCCTGAACTACCAGCAGGCAACAATGAAATGGCGCAGATGGCCGCAGAACCGACAACCGATGCTGCGAGGCTAAATAAGCTAGGGCTAGTCCCAGGGAGGTAAAGTATGGGATTGACAGCAGAAGAGCAACAGCAGATACAGGACTTACTAGATGCTGGCGATGATGTCGGGGCAAATAACCTACTGATTGATTTTGTCCTTGCAGGGAAGCTGACGGAAGAAGTAGCTGCTGTCATTTTTGAGACTGGACAGTTTCCATCAAGCTCAGCGGTGACACCGCTAGCCAGCACAACCAACCAAACCGCTTTAGAAAGTATGCTCAGAAAGCCTGGGCGAGCACCCTTGACGATGCAAGATGTCTTACGGACACAAGTAGACCCCGCCTTACTAAAGCCAGCACCCGCCGCTTCCTCATCCAATGCCACACAGCTTGACCCGGAAGTAGCTAAGTATCTGAATGGCTACACTTCCAACCAGGACTTGATGGACAGACTGGTAGCGTTGGGTGCTGATGAAGCTACCGCAATTCAAACCTATAACGATATACTGGGGATAAAGCCTAACCCTCTCGACTTTGATAACGCCAGCCAAGAAGCCATTGACCGCAAGGCATCAATGTATTATCGGGCTGGAGTAGGCAGGGATTCTACAGAACGCTTGAAGCTCGCACAGAACGAGGCGAAGTTGATGAGGCAACTGGAAGCAGACCAGACGGAAGCTGACAGATATTATAAACTCACACCCTGGCTAAATCAAAATGAGGTAGACCGCTTTAATCTCAAGAGGGATACTGCTAATGAAAAGGTGACCGCCCGCGACAAGTTCAATTCCGATACCCAGAGAGCCAATGCCTTAATCAATCCGGTGCGTAATTATCAAGATGTGTTAGCTGAATGGCAGGCAAAGCAACCTGCACCAATACCGAATGAGCCGAGTGCTGCCAGTGTTATTGACCCTATCCTTGCTGGTATCGGTGCTCCCAGCCTGAGAGCCTATGTTGCCAGCCGATTGCCTGGGATAATTGCCAACACCGCACAGGATAGAACTCGTTGGCACAAAGAACAAAACGCACCGGTGGGAGTAGCCACAGCAGGCAATGGTGGTTTGACATATCAGGATGCGGTAGACAGACTGAGAAGTGAGGCGAATAAGTGGGGTGCTATGGCAGCCGTAGCTCCGACAGATATAACACTGGGCAATGTGGCTTTCGGTGTAGAAGGTGGGCTAAAGACCATCGCTACTCAGGCACAGCAGACGGCACAGGATAGATTGACGGCTTTGACTGGGGCATATCCGGATACCCCGGAAGGAAGGACGGGATACTACGATACGATGGGTGGTGGGCCAGAAGCACCTGTTAAACCGGTGAAGACGGAAGACCCGCTAAGGGTAGCTATCAACCTCAAGAAGCTCACCGAGGACTATATGGCACAAGCACCGGGGGCGAGAGGTTATAATATCCAGAGATTGGCACCGACTATAAGGTCACGAAGATGAAGTGGCAAGAAGAACTGATTGAGAGGCTTGAGCAGCAGCGAAGGATTAACGCTAAATCCGATGCTGTTACTGCTGTCCAAGATGCGCCGCCAGTAGACCCGCAAGGTGCTCTGGCTGCTTTAGGTAGATTGGGGTTATTGCGCAAGCCAGCGAACTCTCCGTTGACTACGGATAATCCCCTTCTGCCTAATCAGACCTCCAGTGCAGAGCGTTTGAGAGCTTTACTGGGCGGTGTATCAGATACCAGAACTGCACCTTTTCAGATGCCTAAGCCCATAACACTATCTGAAGAACTCAGGATGACACCATTCCGCCCAGAAGCGGAGAGGGCAATACGGCAGACATTGGGAGTCCCAGACCAACCAGCGCCAGAGCGCCGTAAGACGACTGAGGAACTATTGGGTAGACCACCCAGAGAGCGAAAGACCCCTATTCTAGCCGACCCCCGTATTTATGAAACACTACCTGACTGGCAAAAAGAACTGGTAGATATAGGCAATGTGGGTGCTCTGGTTGCCGGGGGTGTAGCAGTTGCTTTGACCTTAAATCAAGGCTACACAGCACTCACCAATCTTACTACTCGGTTAGCTTTTCAGAAGGCAGCAGCAGAAAGGGGAGGCAAATTAACCTCGGAAGAGTTACGAGCCGTTCAAACCTATGTTGAGACCAACTTTACCCGTAATTCTACCCTGAAAGCCAGCCTTAATACGCTCTTTAAGAAGTCACCGAAGGGCTTTCAGATGACCGATGCTGCTACGAAAGTTGCCGATGAGGAAGCGACAAAAGCTATTGCAGCCTGGAAGCCAACACTAGCTCCCAAGTTCACACCTGGCGGTAGTGCAGTTCCCGGCCAGACTAAGCCACTATCAAGTATTCTGGCGGGTGTGGAGAATAAACTGGTCAAGCCCACTCCTGAAAGTGTTGCTGCCAAGTTAGCAAAGAACCAAAAACTAACCTACTCAGAAGCTACCTTACTATCTGAGCAACCTGAAAAGGTGCAGGCAGCTAGTGACGCCTTGAAAACTGGTGGTATGGCAGCGTCAACATCGGTGCAAACAGGGTTACAGGGACTTGGCAAAGAAGCAGCACAAAGCCAGCTATTCGGTGAAGTATCGGGCAAAACTTCTCAGAAAGCACCACTGATTGAAGTGCCTCAAGTAGTTAAACCCTTGAAGGGGCAAGTGCCTATCCCAGAAAGCCAAGCTGATTATGAAGCGTTAGCCGAGGCAGAGGGTTTACGGGAAACTATGGCTCAAGACCCAGTAGCTAATTATCGCTTTAAGGTAGGCAAAGCCAATGTCGGGTTGGATAGTCTTATCTCAATTCGGGAGTCCAACTTCCCGCAATACCTAACAGTTAAGCAGGCACAGGCACTACGACCCTATTCAGATTGGAGTGCTTACTTACAGAAAGGCACGCCAAACTATAACCATATCCCTGCCGTCAACGTGCTTGATACGATTGCAAAAGAACTTGGCTATGACTACACGGGCGGTATTGACGACCTGGCTAACCGCATAATGCAAATCAGACAAGAGAAGGCACGAATAGCTCAATTAAGCCGTGCTGTTGGCACAATCCCACAAGCCTCACCAGTGCCTATTAAGGCAGCAACTAAGCCAGTGGTCAAGGTAACAAAGACACCTGCTGTAACAGCGATACCGCAGGCACAAATAAAGGCGCTTCAACAAGCAGTTCCCGCAGGTGGTGAGGGTGTGGTTACTCCTTCTGTATCTTCACCGCCTGCATCGATACCTGAAACAGCACAGGTTTTGAAAACCGATACTACCGCTAGTGGTCAACCACCTGCTGAGATACCACCGAGTGCGGGAATAGGTGGTGATGTTCCTACGCCACATGACCCACCGCCTATCGTTCCTACTTCGCTAGGTGAAAATGTTATAGGCTTGAGACCGATTGAGCCGGGATTAACACGGCAACAGACGATTGCAAACTGGGTAAGGTCACAATTCAGCAAGGCATATACTAAAGTCGGCGGTCATCCACTGGTGCTTGAAGATGCACTGGCTACCCCAGCTATGGTTGAACGTGCCAGGGTATCCACAGCGATAGAATCAGTAGCCAATATCTTAGGCACTAAAGCAGAGGCTGAGGTCAATTCTGTATTTAAGTTTGACAAGCAGGGGCGGATTACCACGCTGGCGAAGGTTATCCCTGAAATCGGGGCACCGACAATTCAAGATGTAGCTGCTCGATTGCCTCTCTATCAAAACTCCCTTACCACCGATGAGCTACGGGTATTGTCCTCTCTTCGTGACGCAGTTAAACCCTATTCTGACCTCTTGGCTGAGGTGGGTGTAGAAGTAAGAAGCCGCGGTGATGTGATGGATGGTGGGTTCTACTTGCCACGTGGCAATGCTGGTATAGAAGGTCAAGATTTACCATACAAAGTTAGTGGCGGTGGTATCAGGGGAAATAAGAAAGGGTTTGAGAAGCCAGCCGTCTTTGATTCTATGGCACAGGGAATTGAGGCAGGATATGAGTATCGCCCATTAGGGCAATCACTGACATCGTATGCTTTTGATGCAGGCTCTAGGGCTACCGATGCTCATATTGGCAACTACTTTAAGGCACTAACAGATGATACCGGACGCTTGCTAGGTGAAACTGCAAAGATGCGTATGCTCCGGACACACCCCGAAATAGCCCAGAGCGTAGAGGATATAAAGGCTAATCTTACCAAACTCAAGAGTAACATCGGGGCATTAACAGAACGACAAGAAGGGGTTATCACTTTGTGGAGTAATGACCCTGAATTTGCTGATACTTCCTCACTGATAATCTCGTTGCAGGAAGGGTTGGCATCTATGAAGGGTGGCAAGCCTGCACAAACAAGGGTAGACTTGGCGAAGCTACTCAAGGAAAATCTGGATGCCCTAAAAGCTCTCAAACCAGGTTATGACAAGGCAATGCGTGAAGCTGCGGTGACACCTAGAGACCAGGGAGTGATTATTTTACCAGCACTTCAAGGTAGGACTTTCCCCAACGACCTCGCCAACGCTGCAAACATCATCCTGCGTAAAGAAGGGTTGACAGGTAATGACTTACTCCGCACAGTTCAAGCCTATAACAATCTCTATATCGGGATGAGGTCAACACTAGATAACTCGTCTCTGGGAATTCAAGGCTTACTGATGGCTTACGATAACCCCGTAGCGTTTGGCAAGGCGGTAGCAGTTAATCTTAAAGCGTGGGGATTGAATGGCGACCAGGTTCTCGGTAAATTCATTAAAGAGTTCGACGAGACAGCCAGCAAAAACGGCAGATTAACAGCTTCTGAATGGGCTAGAGCAGGTTTGCATCAGGGCGGAGCTACTTCTGAGTTTATGCTTCAAGGGCTGGGAGGCAGAATCGGGAATCTCCCCGGTGTCAGGCAGTCTAACAGAGCCTTCGGTTTCTTCGGTGATGCTGCCAGGCTTGAATGGGTGGATAGTGAACTCAAAAGCCTGTTAAGAGGTAGCACCCTTGAGCAATTAAAGACGGATGGCAAGCTGGAAGAGATAGCCTCTGGCGCCAATGTAATGACAGGTTGGGCGAGAACCCCAGCAGGCGGTGATTTTGGCAAGACACTCCTCCTAGCTGCCAGATTTTTAGAGGCACGTCTTGAAACAGTAACAAAGGCAGCGAAGGGATTAAGACCGGGTGCAACAGTTGACCAGCAAATGGCTCGTAATGCTCTCCTAAAGATGATTGGGTTCGGGGTAATGCTCACAGTAGCAGCAAACGCAGCGATCGGAGAAGATACTGACTTCCGCCCTGTAGTTGACGGGAAACGCAATCCTTACTTCATGAGAATAAAAGTCGGCAGCACCTATTATTCTATGTGGGGAACGTGGGACTCACTTCTGGGAATGGTAATAAATATCGGGGTCGGCAGACCGCTTCAGGTTGTGCGCAATCTTGGCTCTGGGACAACTACCGGAGCTTTTGATATTATCACAGGTAGGGATTACAATTACAAACCAGTAACAGATACACCACTTCACTTTGCCCAGTGGGTAGGTAAGTCTTTCATTCCTTTCGGAGTCGGGCAACTACCAGAAAGCATCGGTCAGATAGCGGGTGGTCATCCTGTGGCCGGCGGTGTTAATGTAGTCTCTCAACTACTGGGTATCAAGAGTTTCACTCAGAACAAAGCCGATGCTCTAAAAAATCAGTGGTCGTCTGACGCTGGAATTAAAGCTTACAATGCCATACCGACAAACACACAAGAAGTATTGGCGAAACGTAGCCAATTCCCCTTAACCCGTGCTCAATATCTGGTAAAGAACCCCGATGTGGCTGCTAAATTATTCATTCAGGGAGATTTAAGTTCGCTGAGCACGATGCCACAGGTGACTACGGCTATTCAGTTGATGAAGGGCAATAAACTGACCATCGCTGATATTCCAAGTCTGGCAGCTTCACAATATGAAAGCCCGACACACAAGGCTCTCCGAACTTACTTTGAGAAGCAGTTTGGGGTGACTCAACAGGCAACGCCTCAGCCGTCCACTCAGCCAGCACCAGACCAACCGACACGAAAGTTTTCAAGGACAAAGAGGTAAGAATGAACGAAGATACACTAAAGCGAATCAAGCAGGAGTGCGAGAAGATAGAGACCGAGCCGGGTTTCGGCAAGGTGCTACTTACTATTGAACACGGGCAAGTTCTCTTTATTCATCCTACACCAACGATAATGTTGCCAAAGCTTGACAAATGCCATAGAAAAGGTGTATAAGGTTTAGTAACTGGACATAATAGAATAAGGAATCCCCTGGCGGGAAAACCGAAGGGCTGGCTCTAAGGAGTTTCAGCCCTTTTTGTTTATCCTTAATTAAGGAGTAGTGAGATGGCAGAACACGGGAAGATGGTTGAATCTGACCAGGATATGAAATACAAGGTTGAGGACGGGGCTAGAACCTTGATAGCTGCCGAGAAAATCAAGCAAGACCCAAAACTTTACGCCCTCTGCCAGAAAGAGATGCAGAAGCAAATGAGCGCTATATCCTCGGCTATGGGCAAGCGTATCAGAATCGTCAAAAAGAAATAACTTTGGGAGGTTGATTAGTATGCCAGAAACCAGTGTATTAGAGCAGGAAGCGGGAACGGAGCAGCAGGCAGAACAGACCACGAATGAGGCGGAAGCGTCTCCCCTGGCTGGCGAGCAGGTTGCTACCGGAGAGGCAGATGGTTCTGAGAATCCTGAGAATAAGGCAGAAAAGCCAGTTGAGTTTGAGGAACTTACCGAGGAAGAGTTCCAGTCAAGAGTTGATGCAAAAGCGAACTCTATCGCTGCCCTGAGCACCGCAACTTACCAAAGGAAAGTCCAGTCTCTTGAAACCCAGATAAACAAACTTAACGATGAAAGGGCTGCTGAAAAGGAAGAGGCTGAACTGGCTAAGTTGGAAGGGGCGGAACTGGAACAACTCGGTGATACCCCAGAAGTCAGAAGCATCCAGCAGCAAAGGCGGGAATTGACGCAGCGTGAAAAGAAAATCACATCGGAAATCGCTGCGGTATTACCACGCTTGGACGCCGCCGATGACTACCAACTGGCAGAAGAAATCTTAGCCGACCCTGTATTTGAGGCAAGGAAGAAAACCCTTACTCCCCTACTTGAGGAAATCGCCAAAGGTAAGACTCCCGAAGAGAAGAGAATTAGGGCGGAGAACTTTGTCTTGAAGCAGAAAGTGGCAACTCCCAGAGAACCTAAAGGCGCTAAACCTGCACCAAGAGGCACGGGTGGAGGCGGCGGAGAAGATTTATCAAAACTGCCACTGGGGCAGAGAATGGTTCGAGCGTTGGAAATAAGCGATAGGAGAAAGCAGAGTTAGCACTAAAATTCAACGTTGGTCTCAAACCAACCCAAGAGGAATTATCCCGTCGAGAGGGATTAAGGCAAAAAATTAAGGAATTACACGGGAGGTAAATAGATTGACAACTTTAGCAGATTATAAATATGGCGGTCACGATGTCGAGGTGAGGCAGACTATCGCCGAGGTAATGGAGAATGAATCCCCATTGCTACGGGTGCTTACCTTTGACGAACTGACCGACAACAATGTATCACGCCAAAGAATGTATGAGGACGGCGATGTTCAGGAGCACGCAGTAGGCGATACCTGGACTGTGGTCAATCCAACGTGGGAATACAGGGATGCACCCCTGACAATCCTCGGTGACAATGTGACTGTGGATGAGTTTGGCGACCTGGCTTCGGGGCAAAAGGGGCTTATGGCTAGCCAGATTGAAGAAAAAGCCCGCCAGCTAAGCCGGAGATTCGACAAAAACGCTATCTATGCACAAACGACAACCTACGGGGCATTTACCGGAAGCGCAATGGTTGGACTATTACTCCATATCGCCCGGTGCGAAACGGCTACAACGACTGACCTGGACGGCTGGATTTACACTGGGAACAGCGATGCTGCCAATAACAAACAGGCTGTGTTTGCGGCATCCGGTGCTTCAGCAGCCTTAACTATTGCTATGCTTGAGGCATTGAGAGATGCGGTTAGACCGAAGGCAACTGACTACCTGATGAGCCTTCTGATGAGACGTAAGCTCGATGACCTTTGCAGAGCGACCGGCACTAACCTTGATGTCAGTGAGGGAAAGGCGGGGCAAATCATAACGAGGTTTGGCGAACAGCGCGTTACTATCATCTCGTCCATCAAGGACAATATGACCGATTCAACGTCCCTCGTTACCGCAATCGCTTCTTACGATTACACCCAAGCGATTGCTGCTGGCAAAGATACCTCGCCCATATTCGCAGTAGCCATTGGGAAAACCGACTTCACCGGTATAAATGGCAAGGGTATGATTCAGGTCGTTGACCTTGCCGGTGGCAAGGACATGGAATCGCTGGATGCAAAGGGCAAGAGGGTCAAAGCATATCTCGGCTTGGCTCTACGGCGCAAGACATCGGTGGCAGTGTTGCTCAATGCCAACTATTCAGGCTAAATCTGAGTGATAAAGTAAAATGGAGGAAAATTAAAATGTCTGATGGAGCCTTACAAGTTTATGAACCCGTAGCAAATCGGGATGGGTGGGTACTCTACTATCCTCAAGTAGCCGACAACCTTGAGCGATATTCCGGTGGTGGGAAACCCAACCCCTATGCAGAAAGTATCTATGCCAAATTCCCAATCGGAGTGGTAGCCCAGAGGGGCATAGACAAATTCGTCTATCTGAAGAATGGAGCATCGGCTCTGTCCACTATCGGGACTCCCCTTCAAAGGGCTGCATCACTTCACGCTGAACTTGACGATGATATTGTGGTCGGAGCGGCATCGGCAATCGGTGCGTATACTGTCACTCTGACCAGCACCGCTAACCTGGCAGCCGCGCCATTGTCAACGAAAGACGGCTTAAAGAACGGCTACCTTATTGTCAATGATGTGGATGGCGAAGGGCAGCTATACCAAATAAAAGGACACGAAGCAGCCAGTGGCACATCAAACTTCGTGGTTACACTCTATGACCCCTTAACAATCGCCCTGACGACTTCATCCCAGGTAGGTCTCGCCCGACATCCTGCCGATGGAGTGATTGCCTCCGCAATATACGCTGCAACTGAAACCAGTGGCTCATTCGTTGGCGTAAACCTGCTGGCGATTACTGCCAGCTACTACTTCTGGGCGCAATATAAAGGGGTCTTCCCGGGCAATGCTAACGAGGCTATCGTCAAAGGGCAGGCTGTGGTGTGCGGCATTACTGCTGCCAAGTTCAATGCCTTCGATGTAACCTCAACAACCCAGTACATTGTCGGCACGGCTCTCACACCGGCAGTAGCCGATACCGAGAAGTTTATGATTTACTCACCGCCCTAACAGGGCATACTCAAACTTGAAAGGGGAGGGGTTTTGTATAGCCCCTCCCCTAAAGGAAAAGATGCAAGACACTGAATTGTTAGAGAGGATGTATCGGGGAGAGCGAGTAATTACGCTCGACTCTAAAACACGTCTATTAAGCCATACTATCCTCGCAGAGCCGTTCCGTAACTTCTTTATTCACAAAGTAAAAGCTCCGATAATGAAAGCTCTGGTCAAGATGGTAGACAAAACTATCGAAAAACGAGAGGCTGGAGTTCCGCTTGAGAAGACCCCGCTAGTCAAGGTTGTGGTGGCGATAACAAAGCTGATACCTACGATTACCGAAAAGAACACTAATTACAGGGATACCCATACTCTTCTCCCTATAATTGAGAAGTTCTTTAAGTATGAAAACAATGCAGGGCGAGAGGATATGTTTCACGCAGCCTTCAAATTGCTACTGTTTGAAATTGAGCACGATGTTTATTACCGAGACCGCTTCAACTGGTTACTCGAAGAGATAATCAAGGCTATCCTGCGGGGAGAATGGGAAGAACGAACTAACGGACAGCCTAATGCTCCGTGGTGGAAAGAAAAAGGGGAGTTCGCTGAATATGGCGGCAAGTATTCCATAATGAGAATCCTCCAAGATAAGAAACGGCTTGAAGCGTTAATGGGGGATTCCTGGCGACTGCAGGACAAGAATTTATATCGTTAAAGGAGGCACAGTTTGAGTAGTCTAATCCCAGTGATAAGCTCCGAAGATTTCATCAAGATACTGCAAGCAGGACGGATTTCAGAGTTAAAATCCTGTGAGATTGTCAATGGTGATAAAGTTATTTTCACCGCCATAATCCATTCAACAGATATGTATGCAAGCAGTTTTTCCAAGTTGCAGTCAGAGGCACTTGCGGTTAAAACTAATATCACGCACGGGGTAGACCCTGCGGAACTACTCACACCCTTCACGCCTGGGCTGACTGTGACTGATGGAGATGGCGTAGCTCACGTCTTTACTACCAAAGAGAAGCGGGTAGCTGGTTTAGCTAAAGCCAGGGAAGTCAGAAAACAGAAACAGCTTGTAGGAGTGTAATATGCCTCTCTACCTGTATAGATGCCGTTGCGGGAATGAATTTGAGGCGATAAAGCCGATAGCCTTACGGGACGAGGCTCATTGTCCTAAGTGTGACAGACTGGCACAAAAGAAGCTGTCGCCTTGTAACTCTACTTTTGGTTTTCGATTAACGGCAGATAGCCACGACCCTGTAAGACGAGAAATGGTGCAGGGCGGTAAAGATAAGATTGAGAGAAACGTTTAGGGAGGCTGAATTATGGCATTTACAGAGTTATGGGATAAGTTCGGAAGGGCAGTTAGGTCTATCGTAACCAATGAGTCGGAGGATGGGACAGGGACGTTTCACCATCTGTTATCTGATACCAGTGGCAATCTAAAGGTCAAGGCAGCGTCAAACACGGGCGTAGATATTGGTGATGTTGATGTTCTGTCCATAGCCGCTGGCACTAATGTCATTGGTAAAACCTTACCAGCCAGAACAATAGTAGAGACTCAATTCTCCGCTACGGCATCAATGGTGGTTGGGACTCATAAACTTGCTCCGGGTGTAGCCTACAAGGTAGTGGCTATTGAAATTCATAATAGCGCTGCTCCCTCAACAGGCACGCAGAATCTCGTTTTAACGCTGGATAACGGCTCTGGCTCGGCTTATGATGTTACCCTGCTGAGTCTCGATATGGTGGCTAATGCGATAACCGATTTAAGGTTTACTCCCGAAGAGTTACTGTGTAAAGCCACTGATGTTATCACGGCATCTCTTATCAATTCCGATGCGGTAACCTGGGGGCTTTGCTTCAAACACGAGGTAACGGGATAATATGGGAAGTGAACCGCTTGTAATTGAGAGGAACGATAATATCTTCGGGTCTATGCTCATTCGTTACCGGATGCTGGCTGAACCCCTGCGGGACTTTGTTATCTGGCAGGTGAAGGCGCCACTTATGAAGGCTCTTGAATGGGAATCTGAGCGATTGGTGAGAGAAAAAGGGGAGGTAGTAAAGAGTAATCCTGTTTATAGCCATTGGCTCTCTCTTATCAGCCTCAAGGAATGGTTTATGAGTATGGAGGATAATCCCCAGAGAGAGCCAATGTTTGAGGCAGCGTGGAATCTTCTGATAGCCGAAGCCAGCGAAGTAAAATGGAAATCTTGTGGTCATAGACGAGCTATCGTTTTAGCTGATTGGTTACTCAATAGTAAAGTCGGAGCACCTACAAAACAAAATACTATTCATCCTCACTCTCGTATCCTGATTGATGAACGGGATTACGACATTAGCCAGTGCACTCCAGATGAGTATACGGAAGTAAAATCAGGGTGGAATATCCTTATTTATGAAGTAGAACACGACCCTTATTATGGTTTCAGATTCAATCGGGTTTTGGCTAAGGCTGTCGCAATGATAAACTCCGGGGAGTGGATACTGGACAATGATTACCATTTTGGTAGAGTCCTTCAAAGGTTGGTTGACAAGGTAAACTCCGGTGAATGGCAGTTTGAGCCGTATAAAGAGGCGGACAGTTTCTGCTGGCGGGAGGAGTTAAAGTGCTGACAATCAATAATAGGTTGGTGAATACACGACCAAACCACCCTTTGGCGACAAAAAGCTATCAAAGGGTAATCACTCCCGAAGTCAATGGGCTTGTGCCTTACCATATCAACATCAATGGATTAGATAGACCACCTGTCGCGAGTGGCTGTGTTTTGTATCTACCATTTTGGCACCCTGCTTTGGGTGGCTCAACATTAAAGAGTTTAGACCAATATGCCCATACAGCTACAGTTTCCGGTGCTTTGTGGACGCCACAGGGCAGAACTTTTGATGGGATTGATGACGACATTTCTATTCCTAACACTAACCTCAAAACCCTAACTGCTGGAACAATCCTCATCTGGTATAAGATGCTCGCAACTGGTGCTAGTGATGACATCTTTGATTCCTCTAGTTATGGTCTTACTGAAAATGCAGACTATCTTGCTATTAGTCTTAGTGCTGCAAATGCTTTGCTATTAGATATTCAGACTGGAAATGTCCCCCGACTTTTAGCGACTGGTGCTACTTTTTCCATAAATACTTGGTATCAAATTGGTTTTAGTGTGGATGCTTCAGGGAATCTCCTTTACCTGAATGGTGTTGCAAGCACACCTACTTATACTACTGGGAGTGCTACTACCGCTTACTTCCTTAATGACTTACCGACAGACCAAGAAATTTACATCAAGCGACTTAAATACAACGGCACTTATTATTCAAGAGGCAACGCCAATATAGGTGAAGCTTCAGTTTACAGCCGAGCCTTGACTGATGCCGAAATTCAACAGAACTATCTTGCAACGAAGTTCCGCTATCAATAGGAGTAAGGATGAAAGAAACTGACTTGGCTTACTTCGCAGGTATCTTTGATGGTGAGGGAACGGTAACTCTCGCCAAGACTCAGATTAGTTCGCCCAAGCAACGACTAACTTATCAAGTCCGAGTCCAAGTAGTTAGCACGGATGAATGGTTATGCCAATCATTGCGATTCTCTTTCGGGGGAACAGTGATATCACACAGAGTAACTGAGGGAAACCATAAACCTGCGTGGCGTTGGTTAGGAACAAGGTTAGTGGCAAAGAAGTTTATGCTCGCTATCTTGCCGTATAGTAAATTAAAGCGGCAGCGAATGGATTTAGCCTTGAAGTTTCTTTCCCATAAAACAGCAGGCGGATATAAAACTCAGGAGTATATTGACATTGAGCAGGACTTCAAAACCTTAATGCTAACTATGAATAAGCGGGGTAAAGTATGAAGTGGAGGTATGGTCTATGAAGACCTTTATAGGCAAACAACCTCACCCTAAGATGCAGACAGAGTTTATGGAAGAGCCGACTACGGCTAAAGGCAAAGCAGAAGCTCAGAAATTGATAGCAAAGTTGAAGGAAAAGAAATGATTAAGTGGGCTGAGGTGATTCAACCTGGTAGTGGAATAGGGAATCCGCCTGTTAAGCTGGCAGCTTTGATTGTATCTGATGAGACAGACGGAGGATTAGCTACCATGGTCAGTCTTAAAGCTAGCTATGGTGCAGATAAGATTTACCGATGGCATTACTGTGAACACGATGACGGCGGTAGTTGTAAAACTGAAAGTGCTTAATTAAGCCGTAGTTTCACGCTCAGGATATTGCTGTAACAGCGTAGGAAGATTAGATTATGGGTAAGGCTATATCGAGTAGAACAAGGCTTCAAATTAAAGAAGATATTGGTGTGCAATCGGGCATACTGGTAATGGGTTCTGCTTCCGCTACCAGCGATACCGCTTCACTGATTGATACCTACGGGCTGGCACGGGCTGGCACTAACGGCTGGATTGGTCGTCAAGCAGTTATCGTTACCCCTGCTGGTAGTATAGTAGCCGGGGAAAAGAGATTCATTTCCGCTTCTATTGCCGGTGATGTTACAATATCCCCTGTGTGGTCGGCTGCAAGCACTATTCTTGACGCCTACCATATCTGGGAGCTTTTCCGTGAAGAAGACATTGACATCATCATCAACCAGGCAATCAGAGAGGTAGAGCGACTCTGCTTTCAGAATAAACAGGCAATAGATATACTCACACTCACCGACACGCTTGAGTATGCCCTTGATACCGCCTTCATTAACCTGCACAGGGTAGAATATGTTAAGAGTATCGGTGTTGACCACCTACTCGACGACTGTGAAGCTGCCTGGACTGCTGGGTCATCGGTAACAGCGACTGCCGACTCCACCTTCACTAAGGTAGGTACTTACTCGGCTAAGTTCGTGGTAGCTGCTGGTGCTGCTTCCGGTGCGACTCTCTGCTATAAGGACATTACATCTGTTGACCTTTCCGACAGCGACAAGGTAGAGATATGGTGGTATAACTCCATTGCCACAACAGCCGGGCAACTTCAATTTATGCTTGGTGCTACGGCTGCCATTGGTTCACCGCTTGAAACCATCAATATCCCTGCGATGAGTGCCAGCACCTGGTATCGCCATTCTATCAGCCTGGCTAACCGACACCTTGACACGGCTATTATCAGTATCGGGGTAAGACAAGCCTCTGGTGTTGACCTCGGAGCTTTCACCTTCTATCTGGATGATGTCCGCTCTGTTCTTGACGGCAGTAAGGATTATGAGGAACTTAATCACGAATACTGGGACATAGTGCCAAGTAGCACAGCACCGAAGTTATACCTTGAAAGTGAGGCACTGTCTATCATCGGCACAGAGAAGCAGCTACGTTTATCCGGTGGTAGACTGGCTGCCACCTTGAGTAGTGATTCCGCCACGAGTGAGATAGACCCTGCCTGGCTTGTAGAAAGGTGTATTCTCAAGATTCTACAAAACCATCAGAAAAGCCCGCAACTAACTCTCGCTCAGAGAGAGGACTGGCGAACAAGATGGTCGCAGTCGGAGCGGGACAAGATGCGAATTGCCTCACGAATAGAGAACTACACGAAGTGGGTGTCCTGATACTATGTTTGTTGTAATTTAGCAAGTTGTCTTAAGATTTTATGGAGACCCTGATGAGTATGAATAGAGCACGAATCTCAAGCCTTAATTGTTCAAGGTCAATCTTTGTCATATCAGATATTATCATTAAGAGGTCTAAATGTCAAGTATCAATAATATGATTTTAAAGTGGTGTAGTTAGTCATGGTAACGCAGACAACTAAAATCACTGAAGCAGGGCAAATATCTCTCGGTGGTTATATCTACCGCATCGTAAACAAAGACGGCTCACCAGGGAGCGTTGACCAGAAAGTTATCTCGGCTTTTCCACCGATTCAAACCACAGGCGGGGTTGATTATGCCATCCAGCAAGTTCTCTCTACCTTCAACAACAAAGACCAGAGTGGCGGTATCGGTGTTGAAGAGATGGATGAGAGCAAGGATGGCAATCGCTGCTGGTGGTCTGACCTGCAACTGGGCTATCGGGGTCATAACGTATTACCTCCACTGGCAACTTCCTTAACCATTCCCACGCCGACTGTCGCTGGCAATCCTGTCTTCTGCAACTTCAATGGTGTCCTGTATATGGGTAAGGGTAGCACGCTATCTAAACTAAAGTCCGATAGGACTGAATGGACTGTGGTTAAATCTGACTTCGCCGATAAGATTGTAGACCTTATAGCTGGCCCGAATAACTGCCTGTATATCTTCCTTGAAGACCAGGACTCGGCAGCCAGCGATACTTTAATGTCTAGTGACGATACAGAAGATATTACAGCAAGCGATACCTATGTGAAGGTAGCAGAACTTTATCCCAATGTTGCGGGAACTTTGCGAATTAAATTTGACTTAAAAGCGGGCACTCCACCCTCTCCGGTCAAAGGGCGTATTTATCGAAGTCGTGCTGGGGTTGCTACTGCTGTCGGCACTGAGCAAACCGATACCACCGGGGCGTATGTCACTAAAAGCGAGGATATATCAGGATGGAAGTCAACTGATTTAGTTCAACTTTATGCTAGTGACGAAGGCACTGCTTCTGTTTCTACTCGTAACTTCCGTATTTACGGCACGGCTAACCCCTCCTGGTATATGAATACCTCTGAGAGTTTTACGCAGACAAATGTAGCAGGTGCAAACCTCGGCATTGAATGGGACTCTAACCTCTTCAAGATGGATGTTGCGGGTAACTTCTGGTATACAACTACCCCGAACTCAGCAACGCCGACCTGGACTGCTACGGGTGGTATCACTAACTGTAAAGCGGGAGATATTAAACGGCTTCGTATTGCACCTGATGCTGCGGGAGCACCATCAATCTATGCTCTCAGCAAGGGCCCGGCAAGAATCTTTGACTTTGTGACCGAGACTTGGACTGATACCCAAGTCAGTATGAATGACCATCCCAATGGCGGAATGGGAGCGGAGACATTCTTCGGTGGTTTAATGATATCGGCTGGACTGGCTATCAAGCGGTATAGCCCTGTAACTGCCAGCGAATTATCGGTAGGGTTAAATACTAATGATGGTCTGCCTGCGGAATATAACGGGGAGATAACCTATCTTACAAAGGGAGACCAGACGCTCTTTGCGCTGGTGGATGCCAGCCAGTCAACGGGAAATAGCAAGTCTGGTGTCTACGGCTGGAGCGGGGTAAGGTGGGAACATATCTGGTCGCCGCCGACTACCCTAATAGATGACTGCGAAAGCGTCTGGACGGCAGTAGCGAATGATGTTGGCTCGGCAGCTACGGATAGAGCCTCAACATATTCCTATGGTAGCACCTTACTAGATGAAGCAAACCCAGTGAATGTTGGTGGCATTATAAATTCTATCGAAGTTTGGGCTAATACCAATATGACGGGATTAAAGGTTGCTTCATTTTACGGCTCAGGAGGA